CTGATGGGCAATGCGAACAAGTCCATGAAGCAGGTTGTTGCCAATATCGACAACAGCGTGATGACTCCTTTGCTGGAGCGGTTGTATTTTTACAACATGAAGTACAGCGAAGACAACGAACTCAAAGGCGACGTGACAATCGTAGCCCGCGGCTCCAACAGCATTGTTGCCAAAGAGACTGCGCAAGTTCGTCGCAACGAGTTCTTGCAGGCTACAGCAAATCCGATCGATATGCAGATCATGGGTATCGATGGTCGCGCCACACTGCTACGCGAAACTGCTAAGCAGCTGGACGTAAACCCTGACGACGTTGTGCCGCCACGCGAGAAGTTGCGCGTCGCACAGCAGATTGCAATGATGATGCAAGCTGGCCAGCCTCCACAGCCCGCACCGGGCGTCGGAGTTCCTGCCGGAAGCCCAGTGCAAAACCAGCAGATGCTTGCAAACGGCGCACCGATTACGGATAATTTTTGAAAATTCTTGACACAGGGGTTTACCCCATGATACAAACCGCACACTAAAGGGCATACTATGAAAGTTCTTGCAAAAGCCAAAAAGATGAAACGCTTCGCCGATGGTGGCGAGGTGGAAGGTGGCGACTTCATTGAAGCGGGCTCTGGCCCCTCTGAAGATTCATCCCCTGCTGCAGAATCGTCAGCTGCATCTGAAGCCCCCGCTAAGGCTGAGTACAAATCTTTCAAAGAAGCCTTTGCTGCTGAGCGTAAAGCCGGCAACAAAACTTTTGAGTACATGGGTAAGAAGTACACTACCGATGTCGCTGCACCCCGTAAAGAAGCCGCTAAACCAGCAGAGCCTGAGAAAAAAGCTCCTTTGCGCCAAGAAACTATGCGTGAACGCGCCGAAGCTTATGTAGCCAAGCGTGCTGCAGCTCGTGCAGAAGAAGCCGCAGCAGATAAATCACCCAAAGGCCAAGACCGTATTTTGACTGGCATTAAGAAGAATGCAGGCGAAAACAAGCTGATGGGCTCAGTAAAATTGGCTAACGGCGGAGTTGTCCGTCGCGCTACAGTTAAGTCACATGGAAAGGCTTGCTAAATGGACAAGAAACATATGAAGGCTGAGTTTGCCGCCTTGAAAAAGGGCAAAGCACCCAAGGCTGTTATGGCTGCTGAGAAAGCAGAATACGGCATGATGTGCGGTGGCCCCGTAAAGAAGGCTAATGGTGGTATCGTTAAACGCGCTACTCCTACTGCCCGAGGCAAAGCTTGCTAATTAAACCTGACGCTAAGCAGTTTCAGGCGTTAGCCCGTATTTCACGGTCGACGGATGGAGAGGTTCTCATGCAGTTGCTGGAAACCGAACTCGAGAAGTTGACAAATAATTTGCTGGATTCGTCCAGCGATACCACCCCTAGAGTCCAAGGGATGGCGCGAGAGTGTAAAGACATTCTTACGATGCTCAGGCAAGCGCCCGAGCTGGCAGAAAAGACCCGATAAGCCTAAGGGGGCAGCCCCCGGCAAGTCGTTTTGTAAAAACACGCCCAAGTTCTGTGGTGGAACCGGCATAAGGAGTATTTATGGCATTGCCAAAACAGGTACAAGCTCAAGCATCAATTGCAGATGAGTACGACAAGCAGGTTGCTGCAGCACAACAAGCCGCGGAACCCAAGCCCGAAGACGAACCGCAACCTAATACTGAGCAGGAGCCTGATAAGCAAAGTCAGGAACCAGTCTCCGTTGAGCCACCGAAACCAGCTGAAGACGATGCGACATGGAAGCAACGCTACCTGTCACTTCAAGGTCAGTACAACAGTCAGGTGCCCACCTTGCAACAGCAAGTTAAGCAGTTGACGGAATCGATGGATCAATTACAGGCGAAACTCAAGGAACAGCAGACTGCTATGCAGGCTGAACCTGAGCCAAGCCAACTGGTTACAAATAAAGACGTGGAAGCATTTGGTGAGGACTTGGTAGACCTAGCCCGCCGCATCGCCAAAGAGGAATTTGGTAAGCGCGAGTCTAAGTACATCAAGCAAATCGAGGCACTGGAAGGCCAGTTGTCTAAAGCTGAAGGCCAAGTCGGTGAAGTTGTCCAGTCTCAAGCTAAGTCAGCGCAGGATCGATTCTTTGAGAATCTCAATGCTACGTTGCCAACTTGGGAAGCGATTCAAGCAACAGATGATTGTCAAGCATGGTTAGCAACTCGTATTCCGGGTTCGCAATCTACATGGAATGACGCTCTTCTGAACGCTGCAGGTCGTCAGGATGTCCAAGCCGTCAAGGAAGTGTTTGATACCTTTTTCGAAAAGTATCCAGCGCATAACCCTTCAGCAAAAAAACAACAGCAAGCTAGCGCACGCCAAGAGCTGAACCGTCAGGTTGCACCGGGGAAGTCAACGGCTTCAAACCCTAGTTCGCAGACCGGCCGAATCTATACCAGCGCTGATTACATCGCTGAAAGCAATAGGATCGTTCGACTGTCACAACAGGGCAAGCATGACCAAGCGATGCAGCTACAAGCAGAGTTAGATGCTGCCCAAACAGAAGGACGTATTCGTCTATAACTGTAACGGCGGCGTGTTTTGACAAACCGATTTTATTTGGAGTATTAAATGTCTACAGTATCAGCAGCAGCTGGCTACGCCGTCGCGTCGCCCTTCAACACGAACCCCGCATACAGCGGCACGTTCATTCCTGCCATTTGGTCTAGCAAACTGAACGTCAAGTTCTACGCTAACACCACATTCGGTGATGTTTCCAACACTTCTTGGGAAGGTGACATCAAGAACATGGGTGACAAGGTTGTTATCAACAACATCCCATCCATCACAATCAGCGCTTACACCGTCGGTTCAAGCCTGACATACGAAGCACCAACTCCTAACACAATCGAGTTGAACATCGACAAAGGCTACTACTTTGGCGTGAACGTTTCTGACGTTCTCGAGTACCAAGCTCAGCCTAACTTGATGGACATGTTCACGACTGACGCTGCCAACCAGATGAAAATCGCCGTTGACCGCGAATCTTTCTTGGGCACATTCAGCTCTGCAGCTGCTGCCAACATCGGCGCAACTGCTGGTGCTTTGAGCGGTGCTTTCAACATGGGTACTGACGCGGCTCCTTTGGACTACGCAGCTTCCAGCAACGCTCCTCAAATCTTGAACACCATCACTGGCATGGGTTCTATTTTGGACGAGCAAAACGTTCCTGAGTCTGATCGCTTCTTGATCTTGACTCCCTACGAGCGTGACTTGCTGATGCGCAGCCCCTTGGCTCAAGCCTACATCACTGGTGATGCCCAGTCTATCTTGCGTAACGGCAAGATCGGCCGCATCGACCGCTTCGACGTGTATGTCTCTAACTTGTTGCCTAAAGCAGCTGCTGACCAGAACTACACTGGCGGTGCTGATGCTGGTAAAGCTAAGCGTCACGTGATCATTGCTGGCCAGAAGTCTGCTTTGACTTTCGCTTCCCAGATCAACAAGGTTGAGTCTATTCCCAACCCCAACGACTTCGGTACTTTGGTCCGCGGTTTGATGATCTACGGTCGTAAGACAGTTAAGCCAGAAGCTCTGACTTACGCAGTTGTCAAGGGCTAAGCCCTCATGAGAATGGGGCCCCACGGGGCCCCTTCTTGTGTTAGTATTCTCATACCTTCATACTCTACGAGGTTAGCTCATGGCGACCATCACAGTTGCGTCGATCCTGACCAAGGTTTCGACCATTCTTCAAGACCCTACAAACATTCGTTGGCCTGCCGACGAGTTAATCTTGTGGCTGAACGATGGCCAGCGTGAAGTCTCGTTGTATAAACCAAATGCGTTTGTCGTAAATAACGCTGTCATCTGCTCGGCTGGAACTAAGCAAACACTACCAGCTGCCGCTATTTCGTTGATCGACATCGTCCGCAATATGGGCACCAACGGCACTACGCCCGGTAGCTCTATTCGCGCCGTGTCTCGTGAAATCTTGGATACGCAAGTACCCAACTGGCATTCAGCGACTCCCAGTGCTACGGTAAAGCATTTCGTTTATACACCCTTGGATTCCAAGACGTTTTACGTATACCCACCACAGCCTGCATCAGGCCAAGGCTATGTTGAGCTGGTTTACTCAGCCGCACCCACAGATGCGGTGGCTAACGGTACCATCACAATTGACGACATTTACGTCACAGCTTTGATTAGCTACGTGCTATTCCGAGCCTACAGCAAAGATGCCGAGTACGCCAACAACGCAGCTCTGGCAGGAACCTACTATCAGCAGTTCCAAGGATTGCTGCAAGGCAAAGTTACAGCGGAAACGGTGTCTAACCCCAACCAAGCGTTGGCTCCGTTCAATCCTAACTTACCGGGAACAATGAAGTGAGTAACGTTTCATACGAAGTCTTCTTGCCGCACATCCTCCCACACGCCCCAAACGTGTTGGATGATCAAGCGGTTATCGCTGCGCGCAACGCCTGCATCGACTTCTGCCGTGAAACATTGCTGCTCCAGTGCGATTTAGACCCAATTACTGTAATGGCGGGCGTCAATACGTATCAGATCGACGTGCCAAAATACAATGTTTTGGGGCAGGTCCTCGGCATCTACTATCAGAGCCGCAAGCTTGAGCGTCGTAGTCAGTACGAACTGGAGAAGATGTTCTCGGTAAACTGGCAGTCCTTGCTAGGAACACCAAAAGTCTTTACGCAGTTTAACCCCGACGAGATTACTCTAGCGCTATGCCCCTCTGAAACGGTGCAGGATGCGATTACAGGCCGTTTTTCATACATGCCAACTCGAGATTCCACTGTAGTGGATTCGATGCTTTATGAGCGGTATTTAGAGGATATCGTGGCCGGCACTTTGGCGCACTTGATGGCTACACCAAATCAACCATACTCTGAGCCAGCAGCTGCAAGGATGTATGAAGCTAGGTTTAGAACTGCCAAGCAGATGGCCCGTGCATACGTTGCCGGTGGAATGACTCACGCGTCTATGCGCGTTCGTTACAACAGGATTTGGTAATGTCTTCAAATCGAATCAAACTCGTTCAGGGCGACACACGCCCTCAAGTAAAAGCGGTAATTTCTGACGAGACTACCGGTAACGTTGTTGATATTTCCGGCGCGACAGTTCTGCTTAAATTCCGAGCAGGCGGCAGCACATCTACGCTGTTTACCCTGACAGGATACTTGCAGCCCGGTATTGAAGACGCCGACGGCAACGTCACACAAAACTTGACTGGTGAAGCGTATGCGTTGGCTGGCTCTGGCGGGCGGGTAGCATTCCAGTTCTTGACAGGCCAGTTGAATATTGAGCCCGGCTACTACGAAGGCGAGATTGAAGTAACCTTCTCTGATAGCAGCATTCAAACCGTTTACGCCCCACTGAAGTTCCAGTTACGAGCCCAATTCTGAGATGCCAGTTAAGTACACCGCTCAGCAACTAAAGGCGCTAGCGACGTATTCTTCGCTGGTTGCTAAAGCGCGGGCGGTTACAGGGGCCGTAGAGGTCACAAACAAGACAATGGTTGTCCTTGCTAGGGCAGCCGCTTTGAGCGCCGTAGGAGCTGGTTCTGCCCTATCTGTGGCGATTAAAGCCACACTCCTAAAAGCTGACGCGATTACTGGCCACTTCTTTACGTTGTTAGAGCTGGCGGATGAAGCTGCTGTTGTAGATTTACAACACTTTGATATCTCCAAACTGCGTGCAGATGAAGTTCACGCTGTTGAGCAAGCCCTGATTAGTTTGACCAAATTGCTTGCTGAGGGAACCACGCTGTCTGATGCAGCGCACGCGCTGGTCGGTAAGGTGTTTGCAGATCAGGCTACAACTTCAGAGACTCGCACAGTATTTGCAGGCAAAGCGGTACAAGATGTAGCGCACGCTCAGACGCAAACCGACAAAGACTTTAGCACCCTAAAAGCAGATACAACCACTGCGAGTGACCAGTCTGTGCGTACCACAGGTAAAGCGGCGGCGGACTCTACGCTGACACAAGACGCTTTTAGTCGCGCTGTCGCATTTGTGCGATTCTTCGAAGATACGGTCGACGGCACGGACGAAATCAACGCGTCGCTCATCATGGATGACGGGGAGGTTTTCTTCCTAAATAAGAACATTCAGGATGCTGCAACGACCAACACCCAGCTGTCGTATGACATTTCCCGAGTCACTGCAGATGTAGCTGCGACGGTTACCGAAACCACGATTGCCTCTAGCAAGGCACTGGCAGATGTGTTTTCTACTGCCACGTACACGACTGTGGCCTCTGAGAAACCCTTGGATTCTGCAGTTTCTACAGGCACGAATACGACTAATGAAGTGGGTAAGTCGCTGACCAGCGCCGCGCAGACTGGCACAGAACTCTTTGTAGCAACGGGTAAATCGCTTGCCAGTACCGCTAACATGGCTGATTTACAGACTTCGCAGGTCGATAAAGCTGCCACAGACACGGCTCAGACGAGCACTTTAACGGTGTTTGACGCTGGAAAATCCCTAGCGGACAGCGCGTCACTGTCGGATTTGAAGTACTTTGACCTGAGTAAAGTTGCTACTGACGCGGCTGCCACGGCAGATACACTGACGCATACGTTTGCCAAAACGCTCACTGACTCGGTGCACGCCACCGACACGCTCTATTTTTACTTTGCCGTTTCAAGAGCAGATACAACTAGCACCAGCGAGGTTGTAGATATTGTCCGAATTGCAGCTGGCGGCGTGCCTCCACAGTACGAGAACCAGTATGCGACAGACACTTCTGCCCTCGGGGTCAATAAGAACTTTGCTGAGACGCTCAAGGCGACGGACGACTTTGACGGCACCCTAACGACAGAAGACGACCAGTATACAAAGCTTGACAAATCTGTCGTAGAACCTCTAACATTAATTGAGGTGCAAAAATTCGATTTACAGCGTACACTATCGGAAACGCTTGGCGCTAATGATAGCGGTTACCTGTTTTTAACGGACTACTGTGATAGCACTTATTTCAGTCAGTCTTATGTTGGGCAAGAGCGTGTTTTTACATGAGGAACTGAAATGAACACAATTGAGAACCTTAAAGTCACTGGCGCGCTTCGCGTTGTTTTGACTGGCCCTGACGGCCAAATTAAAGATGACCGCGAACTGAAAAACCTCGTGGTAAACACCGGTCTGAACTTCATTGCAAGCCGCATGAAGGAAGCTACAGCTACCGTGATGTCACACATGACATTAGGTACTGGCACTACTGCAGCTGCAGCTGGCGACACCACACTGGAAACTGAAATTTCTGGCGCTCGTGTAGCTTTGACAAGCACAACAGTGACTGCCAATCAAGTGACTTACATCGCCTCGTTTGCTGCTGGTGTGGGCACTGGTGCTGTGACTGAATCCGGCATTTTCAACGCTTCTTCAAGCGGCACAATGCTCTGCCGCACCGTGTTCCCAGTTGTCAACAAGCAAGCTGGCGACTCGATGACCGTGACTTGGACTGTTACAGTTAACTAATCATGGTTGACATTACTACCCGCGTTCTGGGCGATGCGCCCAAAAATGCCCCCCTGACAAATCAGGAAGTCGATACCAACTTCATTAATTTGAAAGACGGTGTCGAGCAGGTGGAAGCCTCCATCGAGGGCGTTGCGGGTGATGTCGCCTTAGTGTTGGCTATTGCTTTGGGGTAATACATGGCTACAGCATTTACTAATGCGACAGTAAACAATGTTGGTACAGCAGACTCAATTGTCTATACGGCGGTTGGAGTAAAAGCCATTTTGATTGGTTGCAACGTAGCAAACAAAACCGGCGGCGTTTTGCCTGTCAATTTGATTCTTCGCAAAACCACCGGCGACACATACATCGTTCGCAACAAGCGCGTCGAGAACGGTACCAACGAAGAGATCATGCGGGGAAATAAGTTGGTTCTTTTGCCCGGGGATGCTATAGTTGCGACCAGTGGGCTAGACAACAGCTTTGATGTTGTCGCCTCAATCCTGACAGGAGTTGCATGATGGCTGGTTTCTACGAAGGCACCGATCTTGCCAACAAAACTTTTTACGGCTTTCGTCTTGACCCCGATACGGGAAACCTAAACATTGAAATTATCAATGATGGTTCACTGGTTGCCTTGCCCCAAGACAACATCATCGACAAGTACGACTACAAGCAGTGGGTGTGGACTCAAGATACTTTGCAGTTCCAGTGGGGTAACAACGGTCATTTACAGGTGAAAATAGTATGACTCAATTAATCGACTTGGGCAAACTTCGCTTTAGCTTCGCTGGCGACTACAACAACTCTACCGTCTACGAGTCAAACGACATCGTTAAATATGGCGGTAACGTATACGTTTACACCTATGCGTTAAAAACATCAGGTCATCTGCCTACAGACACGACATACTGGGCTCTCATGGTTGAGGGCATTAAATTCAAGGGTGTCTATAACAACGCTGTTGCATACAAAGTCGGCGACGGTATTGCTCACGGCGGTAAGGTATACATTGCAGTTGCAGATACAACTGGCAACACGCCCCCAAATACAACATACTGGTCGCAGTTTGCTGACGGTATTCAGTATGAAGGCACATACTCAAATGCAGGCCAATACCAAAAGAACGATATCGTCTCTTACGGTAGTTCTGGCTACATTGCTTTGCAAGATACCTCTGGTAATCTTCCAACAAATACAACTTACTGGGCTAAGTTGATCGAGGGTGTGTCAGTCAGTGGCGCGTGGAATTCTGCGACCGCCTATGTTCCAAATGATGTTGTTGCCTACGGAGCAAACCAATACAAAGCTATTGCTAACAACACTAACCAAGTGCCAATTAACGCATCTGGCGTGCTGAACAGCAACTGGATACTAATGACCGAGGGCATTCGCGCTCGAGGTGAATGGCTAACAGCCACTGAATACTATATTAACGATGTAGTGCAGCACGGCGGTAATAGTTACATCTGCGTCACTAGAAACGCTTCGACTGTGTTTGACACGGACCTTGCCGCAAACAAGTGGACTAAGTTCAACGGCGGCATTCGCTGGAGAGGCGCATGGACTGCTTCAACCTCTTATTTTAAAGATGACGTCGTAAAAGATTCCGTGGGCTCCGCGTATATTGCCACGCTTGACCACACTTCAGGTAGCGCATTTGTTACTGACCTAGGAACTGCCAAGTGGACTCAGTTTGTGGTTGGCGGCTCCGATGTTTTGCCAGTAATTCAAACTACCGATACAGGTCAATCTTTGACCGTCAAAGCAGATGGCGCAACTCTTGATTGGATCGGCGCTACGCAATCCGATAAGGTGTACTACGTTGCTCCTCATGGAACTGACACGCCTGCAGCTGGTAAAAATTTAGCTACACCATTTGCCTCTATCAAGTATGCAACGACTGTTTGCGGTGAGGGTGCAACTATCTTTGTTAAGACTGGTACCTACAGTGAGCAGCTACCAATTACTATTCCAGCAAATACTGCCATTGTTGGTGATAACCAACGAACAACTATTGTCCAGCCAGCTAGCGGTAATAGTGACGATGGCGTAACTCCCAACGCACAGGCTTCTATGTTCTTGATGAGCAACGGCTCCATCTTGAACAAAATGACGTTTAAGGGCATGACTGGTTGGGTCCCCGGCACGACGGCTTCTGACGTTACTACATCCACCATTCGCGGTGTTGTGGTTCGTTTTAACCCATCGTCAGCAATTACAACCAAGTCACCTTACGTTTTGGAGTGTTCATTTATCGGCTCTGGCGCTATCGGCGCACTGATTGATGGCTCTGTACATAGCAACGGCGCGAAGACTATGATCTTCCACGGCTACACAGTCATTACCGATAATGGTGTTGGTTATTGGGTTAAGGACGGCGGTAAAGCTGAGATCGTTTCATGCTTCACGTATTACGCCTACTTTGGTTACACCGCATCCGGCGGCGGCTTTATCCGCGCCTTGAATGGCAACAACAGCTACGGTACTTGGGGGGCAACTGCTCGCGGTTTTGATGGCAACGAATCTGCTATTACAGGAACTATCGTTGGCGAACAACTGCCGTTTGTCTACACCGGCGGTTTAATTAATGTAGGCGACACGGTATCCAATGGTGCTGGCGCTACTGCTACTGTTACAAATGTTCAGTACTCAGCCAACAAGGTTTATATTAAGAACCGCTCGGGCACGTTCTCTGCTTCGCAGACACTGACTTTCAGTAGCGGCGGCACAGGCACATGCTCTTCTGGTGCAGAGTCCCAAAAAGGTTTTGTGTTGGTGGCGAATGGATTTAGCGCGCTACCTAAGCCCGGTGCAAGCATTTCCTTGGCTGGCGACACGTACTCTTACGTAATTCAATCGGTCACCAATACATGGGTAGATAGCTCAAGCGATCTCGTACTGCTGCTGTCGCAAGAAAAACCAAGTGGTTCTGCTAACGGCACGGCGGTTACGATTCGCTATAAGTACTCCCAGATTCGTCTAACAGGCCACGACTTCTTGTCAATTGGTACTGGCGGAGTATCCACAACTAACTATCCCGGCACGCCAACGCAACCCGCGTCTCAAGGCAATGAAACCGATGAGGCGTTCCCCGGCCGCGTGTTCTACGTATCGACCGACCAAGACGGTAACTTCCGCGTTGGCGAATACTTCCGGATTGACCAAGCTACTGGTCGTGCCACGCTGAACGCTTCTGCGTTTGACCTGTCTGGTTTGTCTTCCCTGCGCTTGGGCTCAATTGGCGCTCAGTTGGGTGAGCAGATTAATGAGTTTTCATCTGATGCCACGATGTCAGGTAACTCCAATACTGCGGTTCCAACTGAGTATGCGGTAAAAACATACGTGGACAACAAGTCTGGTAGTGGCGCAGGCGGCTTACTGGCTACTGATGTTACGTTGCAAACTGGTGGTGATACCAAAGCGCCTACCGTTACTGCAGTTAAGACGTATGTAGATAACTCGCAAAAAACTTGGCTGGTTAAAACAGCAAACTACACCGCCGTATCTGGTGATAGACTTGCATGTAACACCACCAGCGCTGGTTTTACTGTAACGCTACCTGCAAGCCCAACAACAGGCGATTATGTTGAAATTCTTGACGTGGCTGGTTTGTTTGACACAAAGAATTTAACAGTTGCTCGAAATGGAAGTTTACTTTTTGGTCAGGCTGATGACATGACGGTGGATATTAAAAACGCCGCGTTTCGTCTCGTGTTTATTAACTCAACCTTTGGTTGGAGGATCGTGTAATGGCATTCTTGCTTTCTTCTCAAACTGGTAGCGGCAGCGCTACTACGGACAAGCGTACGTATAAAAACTACCAAGAGTTTACTTCTCCCGGTACAACAAACTTTACTGTGCCCGCCGGCGTTACGTCGATTCGCGCCGTTGTGGTTGGTGCGGGTGGTTCCGGTGGCTACTGCTCTAGCAGCTACTCTGGCGGCGGCGGCGGCGGCGGCGGTTTTGCCATGGGTGTGTACACAGTTACCCCCGGCCAAGTGATCTCAGTTACTGTTGGCGCAGGCGGCGGTCAGAATGCTCAAGCTAATGGCGGCTCTTCATCTTTTGGATCATTCTGCTCAGCCACTGGCGGTTATAGCCCCGCGGCGTACTCTAGCTGCTATTCTTCAGTCCCCGGTGGCTCAGGCTCTGGTGGAACTTTGTATAACTCGAGCGGCGGATATGGCGGAAGCGGCAACACCAACGGTTTTGGAAACTGCTGTTCATGCAACAACGAAAACCAAGCTGGCGGCGGCGGCGGTGCAGCTGGTTCTTGGTTAGGCACTGGTGGTAGCGGCGGCGGCACAAACGACGGTAGTGCAGCATACTACCAATCTCACGGCGGTGGCGGTGGCGGTATTGGCGGTAACGGCGGTCGTACCTATAAATACACTACTTGCGGCGGTGCAAACGCAGTCAGTGGAGCTGGCGGCGGATACGGCGGAGCTGGCGATGATGGCGGAAACGCTAGTTCCTACCCCGGCAAAGGTGGTAAAAACATTTTGGGTGTTCAAAACTCACCTATACAAAACGTTAACCCCAGCCAAACAGTCACAGCCGCTACAGTAACGGACTTTGGTAGCGTAAGCGGTACAAGTTTTGTCGCGACTGCCAGTTCTGGCGGCGGTGTTAGTGTTGCTGCTGAAGCTTTTGCTACACCTCGTTTGGTCAACTGTAACGAAGGCGGTGCTCCCGGCGCGTGGTATTCAAGTTCCGGCGGCTACTATGGCGGTAATGGTGGTTCTGGCGGCGGCGGTTCCGGCGGCCTTGCCTACACAACTAACAGCGCGTACGGCGGTAACGGCGGCTTCTTAGGCGGCGGCGGCGGCGGAGCTGGCTACTACGGTGTTGGCGGTAACGGCGGTATCGGCGGCGGCGGCGGCGGAAACACAATGGGCTACGCTTGGTACGCAGGTACTTCTGGCGCAGGCGGTAATGGATATGTCGCGCTCGAGTGGGCTTAATTAATTGGAGTTATATATGACTAAATGGGCACGAATTGACAATCAACGCGTGGTAGAGGTGACTGATATTGATCCTGCGGGACGCTTTCACCCTTCGTTTGTATGGGTTTCATGCGCAGAGGAAGTCACTAGCGGCTACGCTTATGATGGCTCTACGTTCACAGCACCACCCCCACCTCCACCTACAACAGCGCAAGATTTGGCTCCCGGCCGCTCTTTAGCTGGACTAACTGCTGAAGAAATTGCAGCGTTTGAGGAGTTGGCTACACTGCTTAACGAAAACCCTGAAGCACTGAAAGTAAACACGGAGGCAACAAATGGCTGAAGAGACACAAGTTATGGTTCTCGCATCAACTGAGGTTCGAGCTGCTCGCAAACAAACATGCAGTACCTGTGAGTTTAAAAACACAGTAGTTCCTGTATGCAACGCGTGCGGCTGCTTACTTCCAGCTAAGGTTATGTTGGTGAACTCTACATGCCCTAAAGACAAGTGGGCTGAATGAGTCTAAGAGACGCCATCAAAGATAAGCACGACGCTGCGGAGGCTCACCCCTTCACGGCGTTGCTGCTCTCGGGTCAGATTCCCGTGCAGATGTATGGCGACCTACTGTATAACATGACTGTTATATACGCGGCTATTGAGGATCGCATGCGCAAGCTTGGTACGTTTGACGATGTGCCAGAAATGTTTCGTGCCGGTTTGATGGCAGAAGATTTGGACGAGCTTGAGATTGAGTCTGTCACAGTACACAACTCGACACTGAAGTGCCTCGACCGCATTGAAGAAGTTTCCAATCACGACTTGATGGCCTATATCTACCTGTACCACATGGCTGACATGTACGGCGGGCAGATGATTAAGAAGTGTATCCCCGGCAGCGGCAAGCGATTTCAGTTCACAGATCGTGCCGCACTAATTGCCAAGATTAGAGAACAACTGACAGACGACTTGGCCGATGAAGCCAACAGAGCGTTTGGCTATACGCTGGAGCTTTTCAATGAACTCGTCGCCCAGCCCAATCATCACGCAGCTTGAAGACTTTTCGATGTGGCTGATGGGCCACTTGAACAAGTACGAGTTTTACGACGAAGGCCACCAGTTCCCATGGGAGAACTACCTGTGGCGGGGTGAACATTTTCGCCGAGCCCACCTAGACATTGTGGACGCCCGCGAGAGCAAAAAGCTCTACATGATGCATCTGTGCATCTTCCCCCATACCAACGACCCGTCACCTATTTTTGGGTTTGACATCATTGCCGGCCCTGCCAAAGTCACGGGGGCATTTCATGATTTCAGTCCTGTAAAGGGCGGTACGCCGCTTGATGAGTGGTTTGCAGCGCAGACTGAAGGCCTTGTTTGGTCAAAAGAACGAACGCTTCCACCGTGGGCTAAGGAGATTTTCAGCCCCAGCATGATTGCCGCTGGCAATATCCAAGACCCTGAGGAACTTCAATCCCTGCTGGACACTGTGAAGTTCAATGTGCTGCACTACTTGCGCCATATCGGGCGGGCCCCCCAGCAAGATTTTTCCCCACAACAAAACAAGTATTGTTACAATCAAAAACAGAATCCCCACACGCCTAGAGTCATGTCGTCTTTAGGCTTTGAACCGGAGGTAGTCCATGACTTCATTCAAAAGTGCCTGTTTCCAGAAATTTGAGGACTGGCTGGACTGCTATCAAGAAATTCTGGCCGCACTGGCAGAAGCCTACTAGGAGCTGAGATGATTGCCCGACTGATTGCACTGTTGTTTTTGAGCCGCGAATACGCGCATCGCGCTCACCTCCGAACAAAAAGCTATTCACAACACATGGCGCTGGGTTCGTTCTACCCCAGCATTGGTGAAATTGCAGACTCCTTGGCCGAAGCATATCAAGGGCGTCACGGCCTCATCGACAAGATTCCGATGTTGGATGTAGATTCCACCGGAGAGCCGATCCCCACGCTGGAAAAGCATTTAGCTATGCTTGAAAAGATGCGCTACACAGCCGTCGACAAAGCTGATACTGCACTTCAGAATATCATCGACGAAGCCGTCGCTGAATATTTGAGTACCCTTTACAAACTCAAGAACCTGAAGTGATATGGACAACCAACAGATATTCAATTTTGTAGTCGCCATTGCGGCCTTCTTGGCCGTCTTTGTGTTTAACCAGACGACTCGGAAAATTCAAAAGCTAGAAGACGACGTGGCTGCTTTACGAGAAAATCTTTTGAAAGACTACGTACAAAAAGACGATTACAAATCTGATATCGCAGAAATTAAATCCATCCTGAGGCAAATCTTTGACAAGCTAGACTCTAAACAGGACAAGTGATGATCCCAATCGACCCCATAGCTGCACTGGATGGCTTGCAAAATGCCATCAGCATGGTCAAGAAGGCAAGTAAAGTTGCCAATGACTTGGGGGGTCTTGCGCCCATGCTGGGCAAAATGTTTGACGCAAAGAGTCAAGCAACGAAGGCGATGCTTCAGGCTAAGTCTGGCAAAGGTTCCAATATGGGAGCAGCGCTTCAGATTGAGATGGCTCTTGAGCAAGCCAGAGCGTTTGAAGAAGAACTAAAAATGTTGTTCATGCAAACAGGCAAGATTGATGTCTGGAACAAGATCAAAGCTCGTCAGGCAGAGATGGACTTGGCCGATGCCAAGGAAATGAAGGCTCTGAAGCTGGAAGCACAAAAAGCCAAAGAAGCCGAAGAAGAGCAAATGGCGTGGTTGATTGGCGGCCTTGCCGTCGTTGCCCTCCTTGCCTTTATTGCGTTTGCTGTGACCGAGCTGCGTGATTTGTGCACCCACGGAAGGTGTGGTCGGTGAATGAGTACCAGAAACAATTTGACTTGTTTCTCAAAATATTTGTGCGGATGTGCGTCGCTTGGTGGGTGCTTGGCTTTTTAAGGTTCTTACCAAACGATTTGTCTGACAAAATTGTCAACAAGTTTTTGAGGATGTTTGGCTTATGAGAATTACTCCATACCAAGTAAACGCCTGCATGCTCAAAGAAGCGCAGCGGGTCATTCATCAGCAGCACCTTAAAGAGTTTGAACGGTTAAACCGGCAGGCGGAAATTAAACACCGGCAGCCAGTAGACCCCCTTAAAACCCACAAGATTGATGTATACGTATGAGATACCTACTTTTGTTATTGTTGCTGACGGGGTGCAAAGACGTGTATCGCTACAAGTGCCAAGACCCCGACCGCTTTACTGATCCGGAGTGCCAAAAACCTCGCTGCCTGTTTACTCAGACATGCCCTGAGTATTTGGTTGCCCCTATCTTGGAGAAGAAAATAAATGACGTCCCCGCAGCAGCAGAGCCCGCGCCTAACCGCTGAAGAGTTTGAAGTCCGAATTTGGGGCTTCGTGGTCGTGATGGTCACGATCATTCTGTTCGGCATTGTGTTTTCATTGCTGTACTCAGTCACGTTTGTGACGCAGCCTATCAAGTCCATGGCCCCAATCGACATGGCTTACACCAAAATGCTCAACGACATTGTTTTGTTGATCGTAGGCGGCATCGGTGGCGTGATCGGTAAAAAAGGTGTAGGCGCTGCGGTTAATGCTATTCAGTCCGCAGTTCAACCTCCTCCAGCTCCAGTGGCTCAGGCTGCCCCCACTGTAAACTTAAATCCGCCGACTGTAAACTCATCTATGCCTAGCTTTAACTGGATGGGCTACACAAACCCTGATTTGGATGAAAAGTGGACTCCACCTCCCCCACCAACAACGCCGCCAGATCATATGGAATCTGACGAAGAACGTGCTCTGCTGGCCGCAGCTCGTAAGGAGGCTTCATAATGTTTGGCATCCCATTACCTTGGCTACTTGTGGGCCTTATGTTTGCGCTGTTTGGTACATACCGCGGTGGATACCATTTCGGCTGGGCTGACCGCGACGCGGACATGCAGATTGCAATTGCCAAAAAGAATGAAGAATCTCGTGCGCTTGAGCGCAACATGACTGAAAAATTAACCGCCACTTCAACGCAGCTTCAGGAGGCCAACAATGTTATTGATCAAAAAACTTCTGCTCTTACTCGCGCCAACCGTGCTGGTCAGTTGCGCCTCTGCCCCTCCAGTAGTGTACAAGCCAGCCCAAGTGCCGCCCCTGCCCCCGCAGATCGGAACGACGAGGCAAGCGAATCTGAGCGACAGACTATTGCAGCTATTGCAGCAATCGTCGCCGAAGGAGACAAAGCAATCAACCAGCTCAACGCCTGCATCAGCAGCTACAACGAAGTGAGGGCTTTGGTAAATGGTCAATGAATCTCAACTGGCGCAACTGCATATCGGCCCTCAGTGGGTTGATGCACTCAACGCTACATTCACGCGGTTTGATATTTCCACGCCGCTACGCCAAGCCGCCTTCATTGGCCAGTGCGGACATGAGTGCGGCAACTTCAAGATTTTGGAAGAGAACCTAAATTACCGAGCCGAGGCACTATGCAAGCTGTGGCCAAAACGATTTGATGCCGCCAAGGCACAAGCCTGCGCTCGTAATCCCAAGTTGATTGCCAACACCGTGTACTCGGATCGTATGGGAAACCGCGATGAGAAGTCTGGCGACGGCTACCGTTTCCGCGGCCGCGGCTGTATTCAGCTCACTGGTCATGCTAACTACTACCACGCCGGACAAGCTCTGGGCGTTGACTTTGTGATGGAGCCTGATCTGGTCGCTACGCCTTTGTACGCCGCTTTGACTGCTGGCTGGTTTTGGAATACACACAAGCTAAATCAGTACGCTGACAGCATGGACTACGTCACCATGACCAAGAAGATCAACGGTGGCACAATCGGGTTGCAAGACCGCATTAAACACATAAATCACGCGCTGGACGTTCTTAGAGCTTGAACTGCCGAGGTGCCTTACATAGAATGCCTGTATGACTACCCTTGTACTAAAAAACTTCTCTGGCGAATTACCCAATTTGCCGGACTACAAGCTGCCAGATGCTAACGCGCAGCAGGCGCTGTTCTGTGATTTTGCACAGAATGACTTGCGTCCGTTACGAGGTGGTACGCTCATCAAGACCATGACCAACACGGTCAAGGGCATCTATACAGAAGAGGGCGTTAATTTCTACACTTGGCCTACGGAAACTTTTGCCGCTAAAGGCCCAGTCAACAACGACACCTACGGCCGTATGTACTTTATGAACGGCAATGGGTTCAAAGTGGCCCCGTATTCCGGAGCTGCCCCTACTGGAGGCGAGCCTGCTACTTCGTATTTAGTTGGCGTTCCAGCCCCTACGGGCGCTCCTACGCTGACGTTGAAGCAGCGAACAACACTGCCGGACTACCCAAGCATCAGTGTCACGACCACAGTGTGGTATGAATCCAACGGTAAGAAGTATCAGGAAGCGCCCATGACGGCGTTTACCGTGATTGCCCCTTGGAAAGAATACACGTTTGTTCCGCCCACAAAGACGCCGTACAGCGATGGAAAGAAAAGTACGTCCGCGTGGAACGATTCATCACAGCAAACTGAAACGACTGTTACAACGGGAACTCCAAGCGGAACTCCTGATGACGCGAAACTGACTGCTCAGATCGTCATCAAGGACACGACGAACAACAATAAAGAAATCTTCAACGTGACGGTTTCTTCTGGTGCGACAACGCCTACCCGCAGTTCGGCTTTCCCCGGCGGTGTCGAGGTGATGTTGACAACTGACGGCAAACTTACATTCTCTTGGGGTGTAGTTGAAACCCGCGCCTACGTGTACACCATGGTGAACTCGTATATGGAAGAGTCTGCCCCTTCGTTGGCTAATGTTGTGTCTGTAACATACCTCGACTATGTTGAAGTGGGTACAACCAATCCATCTTTCACAGGCTACTCACCCAGAAGCGGAACCAATATCTACCGTACGTTTGGTACAAACCCTACGTACTTTAAGATCAATACAACCAGCCTTGGGGGCGGTGTCTACAAAGATGAGACCTTTAAGGCTTCCGATGTCGGTGTGGCTCTGCCATCTCTTGAGTGGGACCTTCCTGAATCTGGTATGACTGGTTTGGTTGCGATGCCCAACGGCTTTTTTGCTGCGTACAAAGACAACATGCTGTATTTCAGCGAGCCGTTCCGCCCGCATGCATGGCCTTATGCCATGTCATTCCCGCACAAGATTATGGGCATTTGCCCTGACGCGCAGTCTTTGGTTGTGACCACCAATACGGGGGCGTACATTGTTTTGGGTAGCCTGCCCTCCAACATGTCTCAGCAAAAGCTTCCGATTCCTCAGGCTGGTATTGCTCAACGTTTGATGGTGAACCTAGAAGGTGCTGTTGGCTATGCGTCTGCTGACGGCTTTGTTCTTGTGCAAGGCTCACAGGCTACGATGGCTTTGAGCCAGAAGTT